CGTTGCATATGCGACACTACGCAATAAAGTTCCGGCTGTAATTGTGATTTGGTCGCTCTCGGCTGAAGTGATCGTTGTAGTTGGGCTACTAGAATCTGCTATGTTCAGGTTCACTGTTTCAATAAACTGGCGGCCATCAGAACTTGAGGTAAAGACTAGATCAAAACTGTATGAGCTTTGAACCGATGGGTCTAATGTTGTTGCATTAGTTATTTGGCCAGTTGATGAATTGACATTAAATTTATTATAGTCTGACCCTGTCTGCGCGATGGAGTAGATTCCTAGCCCGTTTCGTGCCGCAAACCCATATATTTTTGATAATTTTGAGCCTGACATTTTATCTAGAATTTATGGCAGACAATCTAAAATATCAGAAGATAATGAAAATAGAGTAAAAGAAGGTAAAAAAGTTAAGGATGACAGACTTATGTTAATTATGGATGATTGTATGGCATCAAAAGGTACATGGGTAAAGGATCCAACTATTTTAGAATTATTTTTTAACGGACGGCATTATCATATATCATTTATTTTAACAATGCAATATTGTATTGGTATTCCTCCTGAAATGAGAAGTAATTTAGATTATATTTTTCTTTTAGCCGAAGATTTTATATCTAATCAAAAAAAATTATATGATCATTATGCAGGTATGTTTCCATCATTTGATATTTTCAAACAAGTATTTACTGAAATTACACAAAACTATGGTATAATGGTTATTAATAATAGAGTTCATAGTACAGTTATTACAGATAAAGTATTCTGGTATAAAGCAAAAACTGCTCCTAAATTTAAACTTGGATCAAATAAATATGTTAAATTTCATAAAAAGTATTACGATTCAGAATGGAATAAAAGACTCCCTATATTTGATCCAAGTGAAATTTTAGCTAAAAAAAGAAATAACTTTCGAATAAATGTTAAAAAAGTTAAAGATTCTTAAAAGATTCTTAAAAGATTCTTAAAAGATTACTTATAATTAAGATACTTTTATATTAAAGTTTCTTATTTATAAAATTATTTAGTTAATTAGATACTAATACTGGGTTGATTAGTTACACTTTGTTTAACAGAATGACTATCTAATTGTTTAGTATATTTTTGTTCTTGTTTTTCATAATCAGTTTTCTTAACTGTTAATTCTTTAATTTGTTTATTAATAGATTCTAATTTGCTATTAAGAGTTTCTTCTTCGGTTTTATCATTAGTTCCTTTTATTTGTTCCATTAAATTGTCAGCTGTTTTCTTTGATGTAACAATTGCTTCTTGAATATTCTCTTTTAAAGATTCATACTTTCTTTTTTCATAAAAGATTTTAGTTTTTTCTTGATTATCTTCATGACCCTTCATAATTTCATTCAGTTGATCGTTTGCATATTCAGCATTACCTGCCGCTCTTGATGTAGTATCAGGGTCAAATGCTAACCATTTACCCATTTCTCCTACAAATACATTATGAGCAGGGTCAATTTGTTGAATTTTCTTTGCATGTGCTGATGCAGATTCTAGATCTTTAAATACACCTCTAATTTTAGTTCCAGTTAATGTAGTCTTTTTTGACTGGTCTGTAACAAAACTGATACAAACAAAATTTTGACCTTCAGGTAGCATAGTATCTTCGGTTAAATAATCCTTTGACATTAAAATATATATATTATATTCTTTAAAACAATATATTTATTTTACAGTACTATATTTACTAGAATCAAATTTTGCATAACTATTTATATTCTTTTTATCAGATATATTCTTTGTAATTGTGTCAGGATCACTATATCCCATCCAAGGAGTTGAATTTTCGAACATATTACTAAATGCAACAGATGGTCTACCATTATTTAGAATATCATTTTCAGATTGTAATCGTCTTTTTTCCATTTCTAATTTAGATTTATGTATAATAGAGTCTTCAATCTTGTAGTTATAAGATCTTGTTATATAAATTGTTAATATTATTAAACCAAAAAATAAAATTAAAATTGATATATTACGAATTATTTTCATATATTATACAGTCTTATATTATAAACTTTTAGTAATATTAAATTTGAATAATTCGTTAACATTCCAAGTAAAAACAACATCTAAATAACTATGACGAACTTAATTTCTCAATTATTTCTTCCGCATGTTCCTTACCACTGTGTTCGATAGCAATACGCATATAACTTTCTGTAAAAGCTCTAATAAATTGTGAACTAGACTGGTCTGATTTCCATTGAAAATATTCATCTTCTATTAATTCTAATAAACCAGGTTTATACTTACTAATATGACCTTCGGATAGGCGCACTCTATCAAAATCGAGCAAATATAATTTTAATTTATCATCGTCAATTCTATCCTTACCAATTACAATCTCAATATCTTCTAAAATTAATTCACATTTAAAATTTAATAATGCACATAATTCTCCTAATTCACTCATGCATCCAAGTAAATCTATTCGATATGTACCAAGTAATGCGGATACTTCTGGTAATAAAATAATACTCCCTCTACCCTCAACATAAGATTTTTCACTAAAGTCATTTGTTAACTTAAAATGAAGCATAGGTAATGGACTATTTATATCAGTATCAAAAGGATTATATACTCTATCAAATATTATAGTTCTAGTTTCTTTATCAAAATATAGTAATTTGGGTATTTTTACATTAGTAAATCTAGTTAATTCATCTTTAATAGTTTCTTGGATATGATTTTGTATTTTTATTTGTGTGTTTGTTAAATCTTCAAGGGCTTCTTTTTGATATTCTTTAAATACATGAATTGGATTATCTTTTTTAGTATAAACAGATACTCGATGCCCTGCACCTATTTCATATCTTCCAGTTTCTTCTTTACTATCTGCAAAAATTAAATCTGACTTAATATATAATTCAAAATCGCTTCCTATTGGTTTACTAACAAATACATAACCATTTAATTCATCTATATCAGATACTCCATCCATCTTTATTTTTAATTCTATCATATCTTCCATATTTAGTTTACTTGGTCTTGCTGAATCTAAACTGACTTTAATATCTCTTTTTAAACCATAAATAATTAATTCATGATCAACTATTTCAGTCGTGATAACACCACCAATTTGTTTATTTTTGAGTTCTAAATATTTATTTTTATATTTTAAATATTTATTTTTATACATATATTAATATTTAGATATTCTAATAATAGAATTAGTAAAAGACATCTTATAAATACAAAAAGTAATTATAAGGTGTATAATTTAAAAAGTCTTGTTTATGAAGATATAAATTCCCATTTTAATACTTTACATATTTTTTCCCATACTTGTTCTTGATCTTTTAAATTCCTAGCAGATTTCAATAATGGAAAACAAATTAATAAATGATCTAATTCTAAAAGTTGACAAAATTTATGAAGTACATATGAATATGATAAAAAGTTTTTTCTATCCGGTGATTTAAATATTTCCCATGGTTCTTGTATTTTAGTAAACATATCAATAAATTTCATTTCAATATGTCTATTTATATTTGGTGCTTCCAACCCACTTAATTTATTAATTATATATGGTATATGTTCATACAAGTTATTATAACCTAATTTTTTTAATATTTGTTTCATTTTATCTCTATCAAGTTTTGTTAAATCTCTTATTCTATTCTTATTAATCTCATTTATTATATCCAAGAAAATAGGTTCAGGTATTTCAGTACTCTCTTTCGCTTGAAATTGATTTATCCATTCCTTGAAATGATTTATTCTTTTATAGGGAGAATATTCTTTAATTTGTCTATCTTCATCTAATATTACTTCTTCACTATCACCACACTCTGGACATACATAACTAGATTCGCCAATATCAAGTATTTTTTCTATTTTACATTCTAAACAATATTTTATTCTATTAGAACCATCATCTTTTAGTGTTCTAACACCGTCTATTCGTTGACAATATTGATCAAATAGTTTTGTTCTCGAGACTTCATCAGTATCAACATTTAATTTTTTATTATTAAAATAATCAATAATGTTTTTTGATTCAGAGAATTCATTTTTCTTTTCGTCTCTTATTTGGTAATAACTACAAATAATATCACCTGTTTTATCATAATAATCCAATTCATTTTGGTTATCTTTAATACTTTCAATCTCATTTTTCAAAGTATCAATATTGTTTAATAACATAGCTTTTTGTTCCAAAAATTTACTTAATTCTATATCTTCTTTATTATAAGAAGAATTTGTTTTATTTATTATATTTAATTCTTCTTCTAATTTTTCTAATAGTTCTATTTTATTGGGCAAGTTTTCTTTCTCTTCTTTGAACATTATAGAATGTTCTTTATGCTTTCTGTCTAAGGTGGTAGAATCGCGATACTCTAATTTTTCTTTTTTATTCTTCTTAATTTTGAAATTAGACATTAGAATATATTATAAAATCAACTTTAAGTAGTTATCAGATGAGATGTTCTAAAATTATTCATAAATATCTTTATTTATTTTAGTAATATTTGGTACATTTTGAATTATTTTTAACCAGTTTATTAAAACGTGCAATGATGTATCATTTGTTGATTTTGAAGTAAACTCTTTAATAATTAACGAATTATATGGATTTTCTATTAATATTTGACTATTATTATCAATAATTAATGTATTTTCTTTTGTAAATATTTCAGATAATTGTTTATCATTCCATAATAAATCTAATGGTTTTTGAATTATGTTGTTTCTAATTACATCTTTATAAATCTTATTTGTTTTTATATCAACATAATTATTATTATCGCGCGCAAGTATTACAATTGCTTTACTAAACTGTGATTCAGATAAAATAATTTTTAAAATTTCTTTACAATATATTGTAGTACTTGCTGTCCAAATACTTATATTAAAATTAGTAAACGCATATTCTAAAAATTCAAATAGATATGGACGAATATATACTAATCCTAAAAAATTAGGAAGATGTAATATACTTATCGTACTATCATTACCATTATTAATTTCTATATTTTTATTATTATAAAAATTAAAATTGAATGTGTTAATTAATGTATCATCTAAGTCTAATATTAAATTCATTTTTGTTGCCATTTTATAATATATAAATTATAAATATTTTTATTGTATAAAAATATCTACAATTCGTTTAAATAAGTAGCTTATTTGTTTTATAGATTATTATATTTTTAAAATAAAAAGTATAAGATTTTTGGAAAAATCTAAATTTAAAAAAAATATATAGAAATTTTCAAAATTTTTGGAAAAGTAGATATTTAGCAATAAAAAATATCAATTTTTGGACAAAATCTAATTTAAAAAAAAAATATATAGAAATTTTCAAATTTATTATTTTAAAAATATATTAAGAATTTTTAAAATTTATATTTAATTAAATTAATTTTGTTTTTTATTTTCTTATTATAGTATATACTAATATGGGCGGTGGCTTAATGCAACTCGTAGCCTACGGTGCACAAGATGTTTATCTTACCGGGCAACCTCAAATTACCTTTTTCAAGGTAGTCTACAGAAGACACACAAACTTTTCCGTTGAACCTATTCAACAAACCTTCCAAGGTGCTGCCGAATTCGGTAGAACCGTTACTTGCAACGTCAACAGAAACGGTGATTTAATCACTTCTATGTACTTAGTTGCTAAAATTGACAAAGCTGCTAGAGGAAACTACGGTTGGGTCAACAAACTTGGTTTTGCTATGATTGATTCTTGCAAAGTCGAAGTTGGTGGTTCCAAAATTGATGAACAATACGGTGATTGGCTTAATGTATGGGATGAATTAACCAGAGAACTTGCTCACACCAGAGCCAGAGATAACATGATTGGTAATGTTGATGCTTTAACCAAGATTGGTGGTACTACCACTGAAGAAACCACTCTTTATGTTCCTCTTAAATTTTGGTTCAACAGAAACAACGGTTTAGCTTTACCTTTAATTGCTTTACAATACCACGATGTCAGAGTTACCATCAAACTCAGAGAAGCTTCTGAACTTATTAACTATACTGGTTCCGCACCTGTTGTTTCCAACAGTGCCATGAAAGATGCTTTCTTACTTATTGATTACGTCTATCTTGATTCTGAAGAAAGAAAGAGATTTGCTCAAGCTGCTCACGAATACTTAATTGAACAAGTTCAATTTACCGGTGACGAAACTCTTGATTCCGCATCTCACAAATACAGACTTAACTTCAACCATCCTTCCAAATACCTTGTATGGAACACATGTCTTGACAGATACCAAAAATCCCAAAAGTGGATTGACTGGGCTGTTGATGGTGATTGGGAAGCTGCTAGAGAAAGATTTGCCAAGAAAATTTGGTTAGCTACTAGAGATAATCTTGATGCTAACAATGCTGGTAGTGGTTATACCTTATCCATGGGTGATTCTACCATGGAAATTGGAGACACACCAGCTACCGCAAGTGGTTTAACCGGTGTTGCTGCCGCATTATCTGCCAAAGTTGAAGCTCAAGTATTATTTGCCAATGGTAATGCAACTGGTGCTGATGCTACTCATGCTGATGCTGACTTAGCCAATGTTGTTGTTTTAAGAAACGATCTTACTGCTGAAGACTTAAATACTTTAGTTAGTGAATTTAATGTTAGTGGTGCTGCCATGAACTTCCTTGTATCCAAACAAGTTACCGTAAGAGATTACTTTAACTATGCCACTAACCCTAACTGCACTGGTAACCCAATTACCACTGCTAAATTACAATTAAATGGACATGATAGATTTACTACCAGAGATGGTAACTACTTCAATTACGTACAACCTTACCAACACTTCAACATCACCCCTTGTGATGGTGTTAACGTATACTCCTTTGCTCTTAAACCTGCTGATCACCAACCTTCTGGTACTTGCAATTTCTCAAGAATTGATAACACCACTCTTAATGTTACCACTTCTGCTACCGCATCCAACGGTGGTGTTTGCAAAATCTACTGCGTAAATTACAATGTTTTCAGAGTAATGAGTGGCATGGGAGGTTTGGCGTACTCAAATTAATTAGGAGGTGTCTTCATTTTATTTGGATGGTTATTCCATTTAAACTAATAAATAATTAAAATTAGCCGGACTATATATTTCGCTTAAGCGAAATAGATAGTTTCCGGCCAAAACTTAGTGGGGAGCTATTGAAAATTCTTTGAATTTTCAATAGCACCAATAAAAATTGTTATAATTATATTTCAATTTTAAATAAATTAACTTTACACATCTATAATCACACATTTGGTGGTATTTTTCTCTTTCTTAATACTATTTTTATTCCATAAAAATCTTTGCAAGATTTTTCATGGAATAAGTTTTGAGTGACTATAACGAGTTTGCTAAGCAAACTCGTTATGTCAACTCAATTTTTAATAGTACGTTTTTCAGCTACTTCAATTGCATGTGATTTAATCCATTGTGGATCATTATATTTATCTACTAATGTCTGCTTTGCCAAGTCTTTTCTATTGGTTTCAATCGTTTTTCTTTCTTCTTTTGATTGTTTATTTTTCATTCTATTTTCTTTGTGTTCTTGTTTTTTAGCATCACTCATATTGGATTCGCCATTATTATAATATAATTGTAATTTATTTTCATTAATTTCTACAAGTTTATTAATAAAATCATCATATGTATAATCTCTTTTTAGATAATTACATGTAGAACAGCATGTTTTACAATTATCTTTTATATAACCTATCGTATTATCATATCTATCAATTCCATTTATATGATCATCA